ATCACCTTATCTTAGGTGTGAACCAAAGTGTTGTAGTTAGTGCAAGAAGTGTAATTAATTTATATGACCAAGCTGGATTAAGTGAAGCCATACAAAATGTGTATATTTTACCTAGAGATTTAATTGGGAACGTTACAGCTATTACTCTTAGTACACAAGGTTCTGCACCGCAACCATATCAATCTGTAGGTGTGCATATGCCAAATAATAGCACAGGTGTTACTTCTCTTGGCACTTACAGTTATGCCAGAGCCACTAGTATACGAGGGTTCGTACCAAAGAACAATAAGCTATTCTGTTACCCGTACAATTATTTAAATGTAAGCAATAATGCTGGTACAGTATCAACCTACCATTATGAAGATTTTAGTAGCACGGTGTCATTCAAAGTAGAAGGTGTAATGTGTCCATCTGGGTCAACTAAAGCTGTACCTCAAAACTATAAGTTTATTGATTCAACTGAGAATGCCTATGATTATAGTATTAGCGGTGCAAAATACCCTATCTGTGCATGGACTACTGATGCTTATACTAACTGGCTTACCCAAAACTCTATTAATATGGAATGGGGTATGAATAAAGCTATAGTCGAAGGTGGCCGAAATGCCATAGGTGGTGAATTAGCCTTAGCCGCCGCTGGTGTTGCCAGTGCTGGTTTAATTGGTGTTGCTGGCTTGGGTTTGCTCGGTGCAAGCATAATTGGAACCGCTCTTGAACAACACAGGGCAAAAAGTGCAGCTAACCTCACAGCTGACCAGGCAAGGGGCAATCTCAACGCCGGTGATATTGTATGGTCTAAATGGAAATCGCAATACACGTTTATCCCTATGAGTATCAAACCAGAGGTAGCACGTTGCATTGACGAATTTTTCAGTCAATATGGTTACAAATGTAACAGAGTGAAGGTTCCTAATATAACAGGTCGAAGGAACTGGAACTATGTGAAGACTGTTGGTTGTTATATCGAAGCTGATATACCACAAGAGGATTTACAAGAAATAAAATCAATGTTTGATAAGGGTATCACTCTCTGGCATAATCCTGCCACTTTTGCAGATTATAGCCAGGCGAATGATATAGTTTAAATATGGCAATAAGAAGAAAAGTTAAAAGGAAAGCAATTAATAGCCATTTCGAAGATGCTATGTTATTAAATGACCGGACTTATATCGACTATCTCGAACGTATGAAGAAGATTTGTCTATCGATGTTCGAGTGGGTTAATATGCCGGATTCAATGAACCCACGGTATCTCGAAATGTGTCTGTATTACAAAGGACAAGCTGCCCTGTTATATGACAATGACTATGGTTATATCAATACCCAGGCGGCTGACTCTGGTTACATTAATATCTATGGATTGCCTACTCAGATTAATTGTTATTCATATTCTTATAATTCCACTAGAGAGTTATATGTGCCGGATTCGTCAGGTACAAAAGATGAGGAATGTATATTAGTAATGAATACGTACGAAAGAATACCCACCGCTGCTACGATCGAACTATTTGCAAAGAGACTAGCAGAAGCACAACGTACGGCTGACATTAATATCAATGCTCAACGCACTCCAATTATGATTCTCACCGATAGGAATCAGAAATTATCCATGAAGAATATGTATGCTGAGTACGAAGGCAATACGCCGGTGATATTTGGTGATAGAAACCAATTGAACCTAGATAGTATTAAAGTAATCAAAACTGATGCACCTTTCGTGGCCAAAGATTTAATGGAGTATAAAGTACAAATTTGGAACGAATTTTTGACTACCATGGGCGTATCTAACCTCTCTGAGAAGCGTGAACGTTTAGTAACTAGCGAAGTAGATAGTAATAATGAGTTGGTGAATTTGAATTTGCAAAGTTTCTTAGCACCACGAAAACAAGCTTGCAAAGAATTTAATGATAAGTATGGGTTGATGGGTGAAAAGGCCATTGATGTAAAAGTCAGAAGCGATCTATACAACATTATTAAACAAGCCGAAAGTATTACCGATGAATACCGTGATTTAATCAGAGATGAAAAAACACTAGAAGGAGGCGATGATGGCGAGATATACGATTGAACTTAGAAACGTGATGATGATTTTTGGTGAAGCCACTGTCAAATCCTGGTTTATGGATTATGACCTCAGTGATTATCTTACCGATGATGAAATAGCAGTAATTACTGAACGTGGCACCTGGAGTAAAGAGAAACTAGCGCAGGCGATAATTGACCACTATTACATGTGTGAGATTGGTTACGAAACACCGGCATTATTCCGGCACCAGGCAAAGGTGTTTATGCGTGAATTAATGGAAGAAAAAGCACCATTGATTTATTCGGCGGCAATTGAGTATGACCCACTAGTTAATGTTGACTACACCGAAACTTATACCGGAAATACTACTGGTGGAAGTAATAGTTCCTCCACAAGCACTGGTTCTGGACTTACGGTGAATTCTGATACTCCACAAGGCCAAATTAGCAAAGCGAATATCTTAGCCGGTAATTATGCAAGTTCTACCGGTGCTAATGAAAGTAGTAACAGTGTAACAGACCAAACCTCTAATACCGGTTCTCAGACTTATAGTAAACGAATGAGGGGTAACTCTGGTGTAAGTGCTACTGCACAGAAAATGATACAACAGTATCGTGAAAACATTATAATGATTAATAGGGATATCATCAAAGATGTTGGTTCTCTGTTTATGACAATATATTAAAAGAAAGGAAAGACTACAATGAGTGAAAACTTAAATTTACAAACTGTAGAAACGGTAGATACTGGGCCATTCCGGAAATTGGTGATGACTATTGGTGAACTACCTACTGATTTTGTAGAGTCAATGACTTATTATGAGTTGTTAGCATGGTTCACTAATTATTTGGAAACTGTAATTATTCCTACTGTGAATAATAATGGTGAAGCTGTTGAAGAGTTACAACAGAAATTCATAGAATTAGACGGAAGTGTTGATGCCCGGTTTGCCACACTTACCCAGTTGTACAATGAATTAAAAAGTTATGTTGATAATTATTTCGACAACTTGGATGTACAAGAAGAAATCAATAATAAATTAGACCAAATGACTGAAGATGGAACCCTTCAAGAAATTATTACAACCTATCTTCAGAGCAATGTGACATGGACTTTTGATACTGTGGCGGATATGAAGCTAGCTACTAACCTTGTTGCTGGTAGTTATGCCAAAACTTTAGGTTATCATACAATCAATGATGGTGGTGGTGCTACCTATTATATTACAGATACTGGAACTGCTAATGAGAGAGATGTAATTGCAGTTGACTCATTATATGCCAATCTAGTTAAACCATTGTTCTTAACACCTGAAATGTTTGGTGCCTATGGTGATGATACCCATGATGATACCGAAATAATACAGCATTGTATAGATTATGTAAGTGGTAAACCGATGAAATTAATGTTGATTCATCTGTATTTAGTAAAACCAACTGTTACTGCAAGTGATAATTCAAATTATAAAATCTGTTTCAACTTAAAAACTGATATAACAATTGAAGGTATGGGCAAAGAAACAGGGTTTGATGTTGAAGATACAGGTGTTAATAAATATTGGGCTGTATTTTATTCTATCACAGGACAAACCCATAATAATGTAACATTTAAGAACTTTGAATTTTACCAAGAAGATAATAATGTTGCCAATATCGACCCTGCAACTTATAACCCAAGATACATTATCTATTTCCGGTCACAATTGTTTAATTTCAATATTGAAAATGTGTTGTTTGATCATGTATATTCCAGAGATGTGATCATGATTAATAACAACGCATCTTCCGATGTGAACATTACAGGTTGTGTGTTTAATTTCGTGAGTATATTAAATAGGGTGTCATCGTATGACTGTTCTATTGCTTATATGAAATGTATTAATTATACCTTCAATAATAATTTCTTGGATGGCGATGATTATACTTGTTTTGGTGGTTTGGAATGTCATGGTTATAATGGAATAGCAAAAGATAACAAAATTTTCCATTTTAAGGATTGTATAAATATCCAACCAAGCTCCAATAAACCGGCAAATATAACCATTGAGAATAATACTTTACTCGGTTACGATGGTATTATTCTCTGGGAAAATGTTGACACCAGTGATTATGGAATACGGGATATCAGGCTTCTGAATAACTTTATCCAAATTGAGGCAAGTAGTGCTGCACCAACCCATATGGGTGGTATAAGAGCAAATCAAGGCTCAACCTTCACTCACCCGATAGAGAATCTGACTATTCATGGAAATACTATTGAATTTATTAATATAGATAGTGAATTATCGCCAAGCGCACCAACTTCTGGTGGTA